GGCCTGCGAAGAGTGGGCCTTATTTTTTAAGGAGTGAGAGAATGAACGCTTTACAGCTGGCAAAGAAATACCGTGTGAGACTGAATTACGTTTATCAGGTCCTATACGACCTCGAAGGCAAAGGCCTCATTGAGCCTGACAGGAAACGTTCGAGACTGAGTCTTAATGAGAAAGATGGAATTATCCTGGAGAAGGAACTACAACGCAGAGAATATCGCAGACTGGCGAAAGGAGCTTAGTATGACTCAAAAGAAAAGCCCTGCGGACACAGGGCCGATAACACGAAACACCGATACTGTAATTATAGCAGGTTTTATCGAGAATCTCAAAGCCGAACTGAAGGACCTTCGAGGTGGGCGGTATGAGTAAGAAGCCGCTTCAAATCTCACCCGAATATGGAACTTCCACCCTGGAGAGACATTTACTATGGGCGTTGTTATACGATGCACAATTCAGGGAGCTGTTCCCTTACGTGTACCGTTCGGACTTTCAGAGAGTCGAAATCTACGACTACCTGGCACGACACTACACGGCAAAGACGGACGAAATAGAGCTTTTGAAAGACTTTCGGCAACACTTTCCAACGGTGGCCGAAAGCATCGACAAAGAGCGTCGCGAAAGCCTACCCAGTTACTACGCCCTGATAGAGAGTGTTAGGAAAGAAAGCGAAAAACTTTTCTGGGGGAGGCTCGCGAACCTCAGAAGCTCCGATGACCGCAAACGTGAGTATGAAAGATTTGCAGAGGGCCAACGCGGAATTACAGATGGCTCGAAGCACAAATTGGAGACATTCACGGTTGCGGACCTGATGAAGAAGGAACTTCCGCCGCTGGAAGAAATCATCCCGAGAATACTTCCTGAAGGCCTCACGGTCCTATCAGGAAAGCCTAAAACCGGCAAAAGTTATTTGGTGATGGAATGGGCCCTTGCAATCGCCCAGGGAGGTTATGCGATGGGCGACCCTGAAAAAAGGCTCAAGTGTAAGCCTGGATCGGTTTTGTATCTGGCCCTCGAGGGAAACGAAAGACTTCTCAAGGAACGCTTGAGGCTGTTAGGGAGGCACTTCGAGAGGGAGACCGCGGCGGTTACGAATCTCGAAATCGCATTGAGGGCGAAAGTTTTAGATAAGGGCGGTTATGAGCAAATAGAAAATTGGATCGAGACACACCCTGATGCAAGGCTGGCCATCATTGACACTTACCAGAAAGTAAAGCCGATGAAGCGAGGCAATACAGATGACTACGATGCGGCCGTTGAAAGCCTCGGGAGACTTCAGGAAATCGCTAATGAGAAGCACATAGCGATTCTCATAGTCCACCACAACACGAAGGCAAAGACTGATGATGACTTCGATGCAATCTTGGGAACGACGGGAATTAGAGCTACAACGGACACCAACATTGTATTGAACCGAACCAGGGGCGGCGATGACTCGGAAATCACGGTCTTGAGCATTGAAAGTCGGCAGGGAATACCGGAGGGCCGATATGCTTACAGGTTCGACGAAGAAGATACCCCGGTGATTCAATTGCTCGGAGATGCCGACGAATACTCGCTTTCAAGAGAGAGGGCCGAAATCTTGGAGGTCTTGAAGGAAGACCCGGGAATGACACCCTCACAGATTGCCGACGCTCTGGGAAAGAAGAATGTTAATCCCCTTCTTCAAAAGATGAAGAAAGCAGGGCAGGTAGTAAGCAAGAAAGGAAAGTATGAAGTCGTAGAGTGAAAAGCCGTATAACCGTATAACTAACTATAATATACTCTCTCTCTCTCTCTTTGAGAGAGAGTTTTATATGTTATACGCTTATTTCTTCTAGCGTATAACTACCGTATAACCGCGTATAACATTATGGTTATACGGAATCATACGATGTTATACGGCGTTATACGCAAGTTATACGGGGGCGTATAACCTAAAGATTGGCTTCTGGAGCCTGTTTGAGTGCTGTTTTTTTGCTATGTTATACGGTTATACGCTATATACACCCTCAGAAAATTACCTACATTTAGTGTCACAACCGACGAATGGCTTATAATAAGGATCATAGACAACGCGTCGGCTGTAACCCTTTTCTGTGGCTGCTAATCGGTTGCGGAACCAGTTATTGCAAGCCGCTCAATTGATGGGGCAATTCTAGTAATTGAGTAGAAATACCCCTCCAGGAAGGGCCGAATAACTCTCAAAAAACGAGCCGCAATCTGCCTATGGCACAAGAAGCAGGTTAGACCCCCCCTTGCCATTCGGGATCTACCAGGAGCTTCTCGTCGTCGGAGCCTCAATGTCGAGATCTTCTTCATCTTCATCTTCGTCGTCCGGCAATGGCTCAGGCCGTTTGAACTCCACGGGAGCTTTGATGATGTTCTTCCCCAGGACTTCAGAGATTGGGAGGGCTTTGTCGTCGTCGGGTTCGAAGTATTCGGGGGTTGAATCTGGGGAAATCTGACATTTGTCGTTTTTCCCCAATTGATAAGAAACCGCCTTGTGATCTACCCCGATCTCTTCAGCAATCTCTCTCTGGGTCTTTCCTTCCTCCTTCAACTCTTGAATCTTCTGAACCTCTTCTTGCGAAAGCCTCTTCTGTTTGATAGCTTCGGGCTTCCATCTCTGAATAGTCCTCTCGGTAACCGCGAACACCTTTGCGGCTTGCTCGTTAACCAATGCGTAAAGTTCCCGCAACGTGGTGTTTGGTGAATCGGCACCGAGATAGGTAACATAGACATTGATAAAGCGCTTGATGGATGTTTCGTTGAAAACGATTCCTAGTGTCTTTAACCATTCAACTGTCTTCTCAAAACTCCATCCATCCTTGACGGACTCAAACCTCTTGTGAGCGTGCCACGCATAACCTCCTATCTTGAACGCTTCTTTCATGGTGCGTTGTGCCGAGATAGCCAAAGCTCCAGCAATAAACTCGAACTCTTCTCTCTCCAGGGGAAATCTGAAGAGATCCCGTCCTGAGTCATTCGGCTGAAAAGAAGCCAGAAAAGGGCGAATATTATCACGGTCCTCTGATATGCTCGCCGATTCTCGGTGTCATGAATACTGGCATATACCATTACTTTATGGTGACATGGAAACGCTGGCGCATAGGTCGCGAAACCGTTTCTAACCCTGATCTTATTTGTATTTTCACGCTATTATGATGTATAATAGGAATAGAACAACGACAACAACTGTATGTACAAACAAATAGACGGGAAAGCCAGCATCGAAATTAAAGTAGTTACTTTATCAATGGCTATCAGGAGTGAGGGATTATGCAAGTTCCGTTCACACTCGAGAATATCAATAAGCTATTCGGAGAGGTCAAAAAGAGCTTGCAAGGCGACGCGAGAAACGCGGCTCATTACATAGGGCGACTGGCCACGAACTACGCCCGGGAAACCAAAGGTTATGATGACCAGACCGGAAATCTCACGAACTCGATCAACTATGCCGTTGTTGCGGATGGCCAGGTGGAGAACATCGTCAATGCCGAACAAAACGGCGATCATCCGGTGGCCCGGGAGAATTCGAACCAGTTCGCGGAAACGGTCGAAGCCGAACCAGGGAAAACCAAGCTAGTTGTCTATGCCGGGATGGAATACGGACTTTACGTAGAAGCCAGGGGATATGATGTTATTTCCCAGAGTCTCCCAAAGATCCCCGAACTCATTATGGAGGCGTTTGAAAATGGACGAAAAGAAGGATGAATACATCGAGTTCATCAAAAGCGCAAACGAGAAAATGATCGAACAGGCGAAAAAGTTCAACGACATGCTCGAAAGCCTGGCCGCAAAGTCAAGAGCAATGCGCGCTTGCGTTCAATATATTTCAGAGAAAGGCGTGAAATCCGGGGAGAATTGAGATGCTTCTCGATCGTCTTTACTACGAATTAGGTTTTGACACAAAGGCCTCAGAAGCCGGACTCAAACGCCTCTATTCTGGAATGACTTCAGTTTTAGGAACTCTCGCAAAATGGGGATCGATTGCCGGAGCGGTTCTCGGTTTCGCAAAAGCCGTTAATGAAGCCAAAAAAGAATACCTAGAATTCGAGACAGGGGCCCGGAGGATCTGGACCCTTCTCGATGTTTCCGAGCAAGAACTCCGGTCCTATACCGGAGCTCTTCTCGACATGACAACGAAAATACCTCAATCAATCGGAACCCTCGAAAAAGCGATGTATGACGCGATCTCTTCGAATATCGACCTCGGGGATTCGATGGAATTTATCGAGCAAAGCTCCAGGGGAGCGATCGCGGGAATGACTGACGTTGCAACGGCGGTCGATCTCAATACTACGATCTTGAACGCTTACGAGATGAAGGTTAAAGACGTGGCCGATGTTAATGATGTTCTTTTCGTTGGAGTCGATAAGGGAAAAGTGACTTACGAAGAATTCGCCTCGAACCTCGGGAGCATCATACCTACGGCGGCCTCTCTGGGTGTTGAGCTCGAGTCGCTGGTCGCGGCGATCTCCGCAATGACCCTGGGCGGTATCAGTGCCGACAACGCTGTTACTTACCTGAACCAGGTTTTGGTTAGCGTTTTGAACCCGACCAAAGAGGCCCGAGAAGAGGCCGAGAAGTACGGGGTCGAGTTGTCCCAAACAGCCTTACAGGCGAAAGGACTTCTCCCCTTCCTATCGGATCTCAAAGAAGCCGTGGGCGACAACGGCGAATCAATGGCGGTTATGTTCGGCAATGTAAGGGCGTTACGCTCCGTGTTATCGCTCACTGGTCCTCAATTGGACGACTTCAATCGTATTATGGGAGAGATGGGAGAACGGGCGGGCGCGACTGAAGATGCTTACGCGAAAATGGTTGACTCAACCGCGAATAAAGTCCAGACTTTATCCAATACATGGAGTGCAATCGGAGTGCTGTTGTGGGAGAAGGTAAACCCCGCTTTCCGTGATTCGATCGACGTTCTAAACTTCTTCTCTCTCGGTATCAAAGAGTTCCTGGATGATTCCTACAAGTTACGCGACATGTTCATAGATCTCGACCGTGACACCGGAGCGATCGCGGCGGCTATTGAAGACGTTGGAAAGAAGGTCGAAAGCGCTAACAGCGTCATGAACCTCTATTCTGGCGAGCTCGACAGGGTAAAGGGAGACGCGGATCAATTCGGCTCGGCCCTGGAAGAACTGACCGAGCTTGTCGATCAGCATAACTTTGCGGTAAGTACCGGTGAAGGGGATTATTCACGTCTCCGGGAATCGATCGAGAAACTGGTCGAAAAGAACCCCGAATTGATCGGAATGTATGAAGCCGAGGGCGAGATGTTGAAGCTCAATATCGAGCTCATAAAGGCCGAGATCGACGCTCGAATCTCACTGATGGAGATTAAGAAGCTCGAGCTCAAAGAGACGATGGACGAGCAAACCCTGGAAGTGGAGAAGGCCCAGAAGCGACTCGATTCTCTCAGAAAAGGCCTCGATGAAGCGATGGGGCGAAAAGACTACCTGGAACCTCTCAGAGAGGGCCTGACCGAGCTCATAAGCCAGATCGACAAGGTAAGAAGCGAGGGTGTATTCGGCAAGGACGCGATCGAAGAGGCCGACAGAATCTTGACCTTCCTTGATGAATATGAAGACCACCTGATAAAAGAAAACGCCCTCTCTGGCGAACAGATAGAAAACATCAGAAAAGAAGCGGCCGAGATCAAGAGAGCCTCTGAGGCTTACGAAAAAGCCATGCTTCCTTTCGCAGAAGCGCCAGAAGATGTTAAGCTGGTCGCGGCGGAGATGTATCAGGAATCCATATTCCAGATGACCGACAGGACGAAGAAGCTCTTTGCGGCTCTACCTACTGATTTAGTTACCAACTTCGACAGTGAGCTCGACAAGCTCAACAAGACAATAGCCGAGAGCGGCGTTGAACTCGACAAGATCAATGACGAGCTCGATATTTACACGAAGAAGGTTGACTACGCCTCGAAAGCCATAGGCTTCACAGATATATCTATTGCAGGGATGGAGGCTATCAAAGACTCGATCGGCACGGCCGATAAATACTGGTCCGACTGGTTCGAGAAAGAGAGAAAGACTTACGAGCGCCTTTTCGAAGACTACAAGCACTTCAAAGACTCCGAGGCCGCTTACGATCAGGAGATCGCGAACCAGTCTTTCATGAGCGCGAAATCAACCGCTCAAAAGATCAGACTCTACGCTACCCGGCAGGGTGACGAGGCGGCGGCAGCCTGGGCCGATTCTCAGCTCAAGGCTCTCTCGGAGATCGAAAAGGCCAACGAAGAGACCTACGAATCCATGAGGGCCGACTCTGTGGAATACTACAACCGGCAAATCGCGAACCAGAAAAAGCTCATTACCGACATTAAGGCGGCGGTTGGGGAATCTCCGACAGGTCTTCCAGCGGAGGAACTGAGGAAAGCTGAAGAGGGCCTGGCGAGGCTATTCGTTACGGCTTTCGGCCGGACCGGAGACAAGAGCTTCCTTGACAGGATCGAGACGGAGACCAACTACACCCTGGACTCTCTTCTCTCGAAGACAGAGAAGGTCACGGACCAGTTAGCCGAGCTTTACAAGCGCAAAGAAGAGGCGATGGACAGGTATTATCGCGCTCTCAGCATCGATGACACCGATACTTTAATCTCGATGGCTGGTGCTCTTAAATCAGTGTGGACGGAGATCTACTACACGGCCGACAAGGGCACGAAGGAATGGCACGAAGGATTCGCGGGGATGACGGCGTGGGGAGCTCAAGTGCTGGCCCTGAGCGGCGAGACGAACAAGGTCACAAAAGAACTCGCCGACCTCATAGCCCTCTACAACGATTACCTCTCCCAGGGACGACTTGATGACGCTTTGAGGATCACCGGAGCGATCGAATCTCTGGCGAGAAGCCAATATGAGCTTTCTTCAAGGGCCGGAGAAGCAAACAGGGAATGGCTCGACGTTGCCGACGAATACATCTCGAAGGGGGCCGAGATCAAGAAGGCTATGGAAGGCGGAGGAAAGACTTTCTTCGAGACCATCTCTGAGGACCTCGAGAAACTCGAGAAGAAGCGGGGGATACTCCGGGAGCTCTACAAAGACGCGGCTCGGTTCGGGGAAACTGATCAACTTGAAATGCTTATGAAGATGATCACCGACGTGGAGGACCAGATCATAAACATGTTGTATTCGGCTTCGAAAGAATCGGCCGATTACAACATCTTTGAGCTTCTCACTGACAAAGCCATTGAGTACGGGCGAGTTAGCGGCGAGATAATCGACCTCACGGGCAAAAAGATAAACGATAATCTCGAATGGGAGACGGAGAAGCTGGCCGAGATCGAAAAGCTCGAGAAAGAGATCGCAGCCCTGAGAGAAGAAGGCCTCACCGATGAAGCCAACACGAAGTTAAGACGGCTGGCCGACCTCAACCTCGAGGTCGGGCTTCATATGAAGTTGCAGAATCGGGAGCAATCGAAATTTTTCGAGCACTACGTCAAGATACACGAAGAACTCAATTCTTCATTGCAGAAAACAACCTCGTTCATGGAGCGATTCCTTGAGATGAAGGATCTTTACTATGCCGCGATCGCTCACCCTGGAGAAGTGGCAGAAGAAGCCGGAAGGTCAATTGCGGGATCGATCGCGAACCTCTTCGAGGTCGCTTATCAAGAGAGCGTTAAGGCTGGCAGCGCGAACGAGGCTTACTGGAAAGGGTATGAATTCTGGGTGGCGAAATCCCGGAAAGATACCGACCAGACAATCAAGAAGATTCGGGACCTCCAGGAAGAACTCGAGAACGTCGATAAGAAACTAGAAGAAGCCCAGGAAAAAGGCCTCTGGGACGTTGCCTCGAAGTTCGCGCAAGAAAGGATAACGATTCTATCCTCTCTCACAAAGCTAGCCGATGGCTTCATTGAGGACTACCAGGCGGCCTTCGACAAGAAAGCCGAGATAGATAAGAAGCTCGAAGACTCGGACGAAGTGATCATGGCCCGAACCATCCAGAAGCTCGAGACGGATCTCTCCGAACAGATCCGACTCAAAGAAGAGGCAAAGGAAGCCCTTCAGGAGCTTGACCGAGAACTCCAGGAAGAGAGGGACCGCCTTCTCGAAGAAGGAAAGAGCGAGAAAGAGATCGAAGAGGACCCGGCTATCCAGGACCTCCAGGCCCGCGCAAAGGTCCTGGAAGAAGCGATCGCCGGTTACACGAAATCCATCGAGAAGTTGAGTAAACAGAAATGGGAGCTCACCGGCGACACTGAAGATTTGAGCGCATGGGTAGAGGCGGGGAAAGCGATAAAAGAGGTTGCAGAAGATACGGCCACGGCATGGGAGAAGCTGAGGCGAGACTTCGAGTTCATGGTAGCGGACTCGGAGAGGTTAAGCGGTTCTACCATCGCCCAACTCGATGCACTTATCGAGATGATGGGCGGGGCATTGCCGACAACGGGGAGAGCTTCTTACATTCAAGAGATGTTCGGAGTGACGAAGACAGAAGCCTTGCAGATCTTGAAGTATTACGAAGATCTCGAGAAGGCAGCCGATAACGAGGCCGAGAAGCTTCTCAAAAACCTTAAGAAGGCTATCGATGATCAATACGAAGAGACTCTGGACCGGGTGAAGGCCTCGGTTGATAAGATACTATCCTGGGACTTTATGACCGTGGAGCGGAGAATCCACAATCTCAACGTGTTTAAGGACGCTTTCGAGGGCACTGAGGCGGAGAAGCTGGCAGTTACGAAGATGATCAACGAAGAGATCGAGAAGCTCGAAAAACAGGCCTTCGAAGACAAGATGAAGAAACTACGTGACCAGAGCGAGGCCGAATCAGAAGCGAGAATCGAAGGGGCGAAAGACGCTATTAAGGGGATATCCGAGAATGAGAGACTGAGCATCCAGGAGAGGATAGGCAACATCAAGAATTACCTCATGAGCGTTCGACTCAGCACCGACGAATGGATCCAGATAGAGAAGGACGCGAACGAGAAGATAAAAGCCCTCCAGATGGAACTAGACAACGAATTGGAGAGAAGGGCAAAGAAGATCCCCCAGACAGTCAACTACAAGGCCAGGCTCGACCTTCTCGATCAATACCTCCAGGAATCTCTAACGGCGGTCGAAGACAACGAAAGGGCAAAGTTCGAGATTGAAGAGAAATATCACGAGCTCCGGGAACTGATGCGAGAAGAAGAGACCGAGAGAATCCGGGGATATATCGACGAAAGGTTCGATCTATTTACCGAGCTGGCGACCGATATAGTGGAGGCCGTCTCCGAGGGCGGAGAAGGTGCAGGAATCCGCTTCCTTGAGGCGATGTTCAACGGGGTAGAAAGGATCGTTCAGCATTACGTAAAATCATACGTGATCGAACCTATTCTCGATGAAGTTGCAAAGGCCACGGCCGAGTTTGAAGAACAAGGGATGGACTTCTCCGAGGCGTTGACGCAAGGAATTTCGGCCGCCCTGACGGGGAATTTCCCGCAACTGTTGCTAACCGCGTTGATCTTCAATCTCTCACAAATGAAGCGGCAATTTGAGATCTTCTGGGATAGTCTGAAGAATCTTCAAATAGGGTGGCTTCAAGGGATGATCAAAGACCTCGAGTGGTTCTTTGGAGGTAGCGCGAAAGCGATTGAAGACCTGAAACAGGACATTGAAAACGCCCTCATGAGATCCGATTCTCTGGAATCTTTCGGAGAGAACCTCGAGGCAACGATCAAAGACAGGATAAAGCAAGGGATAATAACGGCCTTCCTTGAAACCGCGGCGATGAAGGCTCTCTTTAAGAAGATTGCCGACGCAATGCAAGAAGCGATGAAGGATGAAGAGGTTACTACTGAGGAA